GTTCATATATATCTACTGGAAACATATACCATATAATCATTACTAGAATTATTGGTATCAGTATACTGCCAGTCGTATAGAATGAATTTTTATAGTACATCACTCCATCTCACTTTCATACCTACCACACTTTATACATTCCCTTAGTCTTTCACCATTTCTATATTTAGTATCTTGGTCTTTATTAATATCAAATACAGAATATCGCTTACAATCGTTACAATATTCTATTTTAGTTTTTCTTTTATCTTGTATCACTTTACCTCTCTTTCTTTGTTCTTTAAATATTCAAACACGCTGTCGTAAACATTTGTAATATCTTCATTTAAGGTACGGCAATGGTCTATTTCTTTAACCCATTCTACCTTTTCTGAAAATAGCTTTTTAAGTAACCATTCTACCTCACCTCTAGTATCATCGCATTCATCTACTATCCAATCGGTAACTTTTTTAATATTACTTTCAAGTGTTGGATTGTTAGTAATAGCCATCACTCTACCTCTCTTTCTTATGTTTATACATAGAACTCCATAGCTCTATAGTCGTCTTTCTGATTTGTATTGTAGAACTTAGTCAATCTAGATCGAACATAGTTTGTAGTCTCTACTCCCAGCCTAAGATATCTACAGAAGTTACCAAAGGTTAGATTACGTTCCTCTATTATACTCTGGAGAGTCTTAATATATCTATGCTTAGGTGTTATATTATCTATATTATCTTCGTTACAGTATGTAGATAAGAGCTTACCTGCGTCTACAATCTTCTGACATATAGTAATCCAGTTATGTGTCTTCTCATTATTAAGAGTGCCAGAGTGATATCTAAACTCTATAGAGCCGTTAGTAATTCTAGAGTGCATATTCATACCACAGTATCTAGAATCATTGTACTTATCGTAAGAGGGGGTTACTCCCCAAGCATCATACCAAGAGTCTACAAACTCTTGATTGCTATCTATACTCAATATAGATTCTCTATCTAGAGGTATTCTTCTTGACCATCTTGTAGATACTCTAGATGGAGGCATCATCTTATAGATAACATCTTGACTAGACTTTCCTAGCAGTAGAGTCCATTTCAAGTCTTGATAGTCCATATCTCTAGCATCAATATGTACGTGTAGACCACAACTCTTATTCACATAATAGTCTCCATTGTTTAATGCTTCAAGCATATGGTCTACAGCTTGTCGCATAGTGTCTCCTTGCATAGGGTTTCTCATAACCCACTCTACTCCTTTTTCATCTTCGCTACTGTTTACACTAATACTGCCATCACTAACTGGTCTGAATCTTCTAGAAGAAGTTATCTCTCCTGCATCCCATAGATCCCAGAAATCATAGAGCGTAGTAACGCATTCTATCTCTAGACCTATGTATCTATCAGACTGCCCTTCTCTAGTAAGACCAAATACCATCTCTTTTACATTGTAACTATCTAAGTCTACGTCATCTCCTTCTCCTGGATAACAGTTCTCACAGTAAAGCTCTTCATAGCGGTCGCTGTAATGGAGTTGGTCTCTCCATTCTGCTTCTCCACAGTCACCACAAAAACCTACATGCTCTTCGTAGCAATCCTCGCAGTAAGACTCGTCACTGTGTACATTTATACTGTTTATGTGAAAGTCGTCATTACAATCTGAACAATTAAAAGTGTATTCTGCAAAACAATCTTCACATACAGTATACATTCCATCTATATCTGTTTCTATTTTGCTCTCATTGGAATAATCTTCCTCGCAACAACTACAGTTATACGTTTCTGTGTTTGTATTTATTTCAGTCATAGACACCTCCTAAGCTATTCCGTGGTTAGTAGTAATCATATAGAAAGACAAATAGTTTTTCTCTCTAAGCCAACCTATTCTCTTTAGTGTATCGAATATGTCTTTTGGTTTTAAAGATTTAACTTTTATGTTTTCTGTATCTGTTATTCTTTTAGCTAGGAATTTGATATAGTGTTCAAACGATCGAGTGTCTGTAAAAGGATTGTTTTTAGCTTTTCTATATAGCTTACGCAATGCCTCTTCTTTAGTCTTGTATCGTATTGAATCTTGTATACCAACTACCATAGCTACTTTTTTAGAGGTGAAAGAATGTTTGTTCATCATCTGAATCTCCTTTCGGATAGAAGTCATCTACATAACATTTCTCACATAGATACTCGTCATTAGCTTTGTATGTATCTCCCTCTGAAGAATCACAGCTACCACAATGTATACCATTTTTCATAGCTTCTTGTATGTCTAGTTCTGAATTTACTTTGTATTCACAATCATAACAGATATACGATTTCTTATCTTCGTTGTAGATAATATCTTCGTAATCAATTTTCTTACTACAAGAATCACAGTCTGTCTTTTCCCAATCTTCTTTATAGTACTGACTATATCCAAACGAATTATAATTAAAGTTATTATAATTATGTTCCATAATATAATTAGCTTCTAGAGAATTGGTTACATAAGACTTTTCTTCGTAGACAAGTTCTTTATCTGTAAACTTATGTGTATTAAATGTGTATAACTTATCCACATCTAGTGTATGTATCTCTTCACTATATAGAGACCAGAGCTCATCGTATATATAAGCTGTACCTTTACCATCATCTTCTTCTATACACGCATCTTCTATAGCTGATTCTAATATCTCTTTTGTAGAGGCATAGAATAAAACTCTAGCTTCACTCCAGTATACATAATGACATGGTCTACCATCTTCTCGTAATAGATGCAATGTGTTCTTATTGTCTCTAGTCCAAGCTAATGCGTAGTCTCCATAGATTTCATCTAGACATTCTTGTAGGTTATTATTGGCATCAAATAGAGCAAACACAGCCTCAGAATCTACCTCGTATACTCTCTTTTTGTTTACGGATATATCCTCGTGATTGAAAATCATTCCATTATGAGTTCCAATAATAGAGCCACAGTTAAAAGGATGAGCATTTCTTAGAGACTTGCTTCCGTGAGTAGCAAACCTAGTATGACCTAGGACTACTGACGATTCCAAGCTTATCTCTGGTACGATCTTTCTCTTCCAGTCTTTACTCTTAACAAAATTACTAGACTTCTTTAGAGACTTAAAGATTAAAGGATTCTTACACTCATCTATAATAGCTATCCCTGTAGAGTGTGTACCTCTAATCTCTGACTCTATAAGTAGATTCTTTGTAATCTGCCTTATAACTTCTAGTTGCTCTGGAGTCTGTGCGTTGCTCTGCTTTGCAAAGCCTGCTATACCACACATATATTTCTCTCTTTCTTGATTGTAGAATACTATCTCATAGGCAATTCCCTTTCGATAATATTCTTGGTTGTTTGTTTTTCATCTATACTGCTACCTCTCTCTTTGTAGGTAATTCTTTTAAATTCTTATACATATCTAATCTTTTGTAGAGAGTCCTTTTTTAACTGCCCATAGATATAGGTACTCATTATTCTCTACAAACAAAGCTCTCTCTCGGTCTGTTCTCTTAAATCCTGGCTCTGCTAGATGCAACGGATATTTCTCTTTTAAGTACCTATCTATATTGCTTCTATATTTATTAACAAATTGTTCTATATCCATTAGGCTTTCTCTTCTATTACTTCTAATAATTGTAATGCTATCTCTTTTGCTTCTTCTTTAGTTAATACTATTGAATCTCTCGAGAGTTTGTCGTGTACATCCCAAATAGAGTAATCTGGAATCTCTGTTAGTTTCTTCTTAACTATATACATCAACCCTCTCTTACTACCAAACCTTGTTATTTTAATTCCATCTATCTTAGTTTTAAATACTGTACTCATTTTATTTCTCCTACGTTATCCTCGATCCACCACATTACTCTCTTTACTGTTATATAGCCTAATGTTCCTAATAGACCACCGAACGCATATAACATATGTACTAGACCATGAGGCTCTCCACATAATCCTAGCAGATGTTTGATTGTCTCTATCATACTATCTCCTTTTCTTTATTTACTTTTCTAGTTATTAATACTAATACATATTCTAAAGCTTCTATCCAACCTTTGTCTATATCGTTTTCTATTATAGAATCTTCTTTTATATCTTCTATAGTAGTCTCTATATCTTTTTGTATATATCTAATCTGTTCATCGTAGGTCTTTATTATATTAGAGACTCTAGGGTCTATCTTATCTGCCATATAAATTTCTTTCTTTCTCTCTATACCATATAGCATAGAGTTGTTTTTTTGTCTTAGAGTTACCATCTCTCTTAGACGTGTTAAAGTATTTAACGTACCACTCTACCAGTTGCCACTTTCTACGATGTGGGCATACTACCATTCAGCCACTCTATCTTTAATGTAGTCTTTGAACCTTCTGTATCTAGACTTGTTAGCTATAGCTAGCTTGTCTTGTAGATATTCAACTTGACTCTCTAAATGCTTGACTCTCTCTTGAGATTCAGTTAGAGCGTCCCATATTTTCTTACTTTCAGCCATAGTAATAATTCCTCTCTATATTATTTTAATATGTTACTAGCTTATCGTCTACCATCTCATTGCCTATATAGGCTGTCGTTATTCTATCTTTTATAAATTTAGCTTGATTGTATCCATCTATAGTCCTCTTATAGGTTATGCCTCTTAATAGAGCAAGTCTTTCTCTCTGCTTGTCCCAGTCTCTACTACGAAACACCTCTACACCATCTACGTATATAACATACATATATATGTACTCCTTTCTAGGTTGATTGGTTGTCTACCAGGTTCTTTCCTCTCTCAGTATCGGTCTTGCGAGACGAGGGTCGATCTTGGAGACTGGCATCACTCTCTTAGTTCCTACCAGTCTATGTCTTTTGATTCTATTTCGCATCAGTCTCTCTTCTTCCATTCTCTCGAAGAGTACCAGTATACGATGTATCTTTCTATATCTAATTCTTTTGTCTCTATCGTAAATCTCTACATCTTTACCTTCTCTATAATCTTTCTTCCTCAGAGACATAAAAATATCTATCAATACCCTTAGTTTATCGAACTCTAATTCCTCTCCCTGGGGTAGCACTAGATAGAACTTTTCATTCTCTCTAAAGACCTCATATTTAGAGACATCTTTTTTCTTCTCTATATGGTCTATAATTGTATACATAAATTTTCTTTCTTTATAAAAAAAAAAGAGAGAGAGCTTTTAAACTCTCTCTCAATTCTCTCTTTATTACTTGACGTTAGCTCCATTAATTCGAATGAGAGCCTTAGAGCCGTCTTTCTTGGTGAACTCTATGGTGTTAGAATCACTATTCAACTTGATTAAATCTCTAATAGCTGATTGAATCTGTTGCTTTTTGGAGCCTACTTTATAGTCTTTTACTAAATATTCAGTATAGAGCATATTTGCCTTAACACCTTTGACTCTATAATTACTCATATCTTGACCAGTTGCTTTAATAATGTTATAAGTATCTAAAGCTAATGCTTCTCTAAGGTCTTTTATTTTTTTATCCATTTTTAATAATCTCTTTCTATTGTGATTTCATAGAGTGTAAGGAGCAGTCTATACAATAGACCATCTATTATATTTTTCATACTCTTTATTACGAAATCTGTTTTATTGTTTGACATAAAAGAAATTAACAATAATTCTTGACAATTCAAAATGGATATTTATTTTAATTTTTGGGGAGCAATTCCCGGGCTAGGTTAGATCTAAAAAAAGACCAGCAAAAAGCCAGATTATGTATAATAGATTCTCGTTAAGATTATGTATAATAGAAAAAAATAAAATAATTTTGTATGTAGCTCTATTCAATTTACAATAGAAAAATTAAAAATGCAAGTGTTATTTTTTCAACCAAAAATCCGAAATCCAAACAAATCGGAGGTGGGGGGCGTGGGGCGAGAAAAGACTCACACACAAAATGCTGTAATTTTTACAACTGTGGAGTGTATGTTTAGAACATAGGGTATGGATCAGATACTAGAATAGTTCTATTTGTCCCAAATTTGCTGTTATATGGAGGTTTTTTAATTTATGCGAGGGAATATATGCATATGCTATTCTTGAAACGTTTTTAGCGATTCTACGTATTCATATCTATTGTGGTTATAACACCAGTTATTTGCATTATCTACCATGTACTCATAAAAATGCTTAGAGCCTGTAGAATCTACCATTGTCATAGTGTCTGAATATCTTTTTATTTCTAGCTTGTGCAGCCTGTCGCATTCAAAACAAAAGAAATAATCTGTATCTTTTAGTTTATAGATGTCGGTGCTAAATATATGCTTGTTGCCTTTGAGGTCGGTATAGTTATAGTAGGTGGTTTTAGGAATGTTACTGCAACCAATGAACAGTAACAACACAGAGAGTGTTTTTTTCATTTTGAGATTTTTTGAACCTTTCTTTCTTTTTTATTTTGTAGGGTGGCGATACGTTATAGATCCAATTTCTAAAATATATTGGTAGAATTTTTTTATAACGCATTTCTTTTCTTTTTCTAAGTTATGTTAATAACTTATTTTTCTTTATATAGTATATATAATATATATTATATATATATCTTCTTAGTATAGCTATATACAATATAAGGACTTTTAGCATGTTTGTCAAGAAAAAAATAAAACTTGACAAAATATTCTTTTTGTCGTATATTGAGTGTATGCGAAAATATAAAAAACAAGATGCACGTACCTATTGTGCCAACTGGGATAACGGTAAATGTTTAGGATGTGATATGTATTCTATGGGAAAAAAATTAATAATGCGTATTGATTCTAAGAAGCAAGGAAAAGAATGTACAGTAGATACAGAGTGTAATTATTTTAGTAGAGTTGTAGTGCCAGCATTATCAGTATAAACAAAGTAAAGGAATCGTATGAGAGAGATTACCAAGAAAATAGAGGAGATGTATCCTCAGATGATGGAAAGGTTCGGAGAGATCACAACTGAACAATATGAATTATTTTGCAAAAAACAATATGACTATGGAAGTGGGAATATTACTTTAGGTGGAGACCTTGAAAACGAAAGCGATAGAATGTTGTCTCTTATTGCTTTAGTTATTAGAATGAATGATAAGGTCAATAGATTAAAAAACATTATTATAAAGAATCGTGGAAAGAATGCAGTTACTGATGAAACATATATGGATGCGTTTAGGGACTTATCTGTATACGGAGTTATTGCTCAGTTAGTATCTGAAAAAGTATGGGGTAAATAATGAATTGGTCAGAACAAGAAGTAAACATTCTTAAGCGATATAAAGAAACAGGTACAAAAGCATCTGATATTTATAAGCAATTGATTCTTAGTGGATACGATCGCACATTAAAAGCGATTAGAAGAAAGATTGAAAAAATGAATCTAAGCAAGTCTGCTAATAATGGCGAGTTTAATCTTCCAAAGATATTAATGTTGGATATAGAAACTACACCAATAGCAGTTTGGGTTTGGAGTGTAGGAAAACAATATGTCCAGCCAAACTTTATTATGAAAGATAGTAATAATAAAACTATGGATTGGCATGTGCTAAGTTGGTCTGCTAAATGGTTGTATGATGATGAGATATTAAGCGATGTGTTAACATCTAAAGAAGCAATAGAAAGAGATGACAAAAGAATAATACAATCTGTTTGGAAGTTATTAGATGAAGCAGATATAGTAGTTGCTCATAATGGAGATAAGTTTGACCTTAGAAAATTAAAAGCAAGATTTTTAAGCAATGGTATGTTTCCACCTATGCCGTATAAGACGATAGACACCCTCAAAATAGCGAGAAAAGAGTTTGCCTTAACCTCGAACAAGCAAGACTATATAACGAAGCTTCTAGGGCTAGAAGAAAAGCTAGAAACAAATTTTCAATTATGGCTTGATTGTATGAAGGGAGACAAAGAAGCGTTGCTAAAAATGGAAGAGTATAATAAGCACGATATAATGGGATTAGAACAAATGTATTTAAAACTAAGACCGTATATTAGAAACCATCCAAATATAGCTGTAATGATGGATGAGAATGTATGTTCTACTTGTGGAAGTAATTCAATAAAAAAACATACTAAAAAATATTATACTGGAGCTAGTGCTTATGATATATACTTTTGTAACTCCTGCCTGTCTCCACACATTAGAGGAAAGTCAAATATATCAGAGAAAAAAATTACATACAGATCTACTTCTTGACAAAATGGTTAAAATAACTTATATTGTATATTGATGATTACTAGAAAGATAAATAAAATTAATCATCCTATATATGAAAACGTAGGAGAGTTTAAAAAATACAATCCTGGTGTAGACGCTATTAAAGACTGGAGAGATGGGACTGAGGGTAATTGGATAGTTTCAGATGACGGTCAAGTTTGTCAAGTCTTAAAACGTGGCGAACTTAAAGCTTCAAAAACATCTAATAATATTAAATACTATATTAGAGTTCCATTAGGAACATTTGTATGTAATAAGAAAACAAGAATAGAGGGAGAGCCTAGAAAGAACCTTTATTCTTTTGGCTTGGCTAACAAAACAGTTTGGAATCACAAGATTGAAAAAAAGGAAACTACACACAGAGAGTTTCTTTTTGCTCAATTTGTTGCTAAAGGCGATAACATAGTAGATTCTTTTGTTAAAGCATACCCAACCAATAATGAAAAGTATGCTAAAGGTCAAGCCAAAATACTTATGAAAGCAGAAAGGATACAAAAATTGATTAGAGAAGAAATAGATAAAGTACTTACAGAGGCTGACATTACTCCTTTGTATCTACTAGAAGGAATGAGATCTATTGTTGATAACAGTCAATCTCAAGATAAAGATAAAATACAAGCTATTAAAACATTAATGCAAATTAGTGGAATGATGGATACAGAAAAAAGAAGTGAATCTGTTGCTGTCTTCCAAGGTTTTACAAAGGAACAATTAAATGCCATCGGATCTGGAGAAGTCAAGCAAATTGCAGAAGCTAACAAAGAAGTTGAAGTCTAGTCATTGCGTACTATGTGGAAGCAAGTTATTCCCAACTGCTTACATAATACAAAACCTGGATACTGATTTAATATATGTTGAATGTATGAGCTGTATGACTATATATGATAACAATTTAGAAATAGATTCTGTTGGCTTGCCAGCAGTTCATGGAGTAAGTTAATGAGTAAAGAGAGAAATATAAAATTAGCTGTCTATGGTACACTTAGGAACGGATCAGAGAATACTGGTATAGTTGAAAGATCTTCCCTTGTATACCCTGGGCATAAAAATTTTCCAGCTGTTATCCAAAACGATAAAGGAGCTGGGACTGTTGTAGAATTACATAATGTTTCAGAAGAAGACTTATCAAGGTATGATATGTATGAAGGAGTAGATTCTGGTTTATACAGAAGAGTAATGGTACAGATTGAAATGGATAGTGGAGAAGAAGAAGAAGCTTGGATGTATGTAGCTGGAGATGAGATGATGCAAAGAAGTAACTCTTTTAGAGTTATACAAAGTGGGGATTGGTACAATAGAAAACTTTAATATAAATTCAAGCGGTCTTTCTGAAAAAGAAAGAGTATTAAATTTAGTATCAAAAGATTTAATTGCTTTTGGTCAACTATTTCTTCCAGAAGATTTTATGAAGAGTAACCCTGCTCCATTTCATTATGAAGTAGGAAGTAAACTTCTTGACAGGTCTCTTAGAAAACTTTGCATAGTCTTGCCTAGAGGGCATTCTAAATCCACTATGGCTAAAGCAGCTTTGCTTCACAGAATATATTTTAACCCTCAAGGGAAAAAAGAGTTTGCTGCCTGGGTATCTGAAGAGCAAGGACAGGCTGTTGACCATTTAAAATATATTAAAAACCATATTGAATACAACAATGCATTGCATTATTATTTTGGAGATATGGTAGGAGCAAAATGGACAGAAAAAGAAATAACTACCAGCAGAGGAGATAGAATAATAGCAAAAGGTACTAGCCAAAGATTGCGTGGTAGGTCTGAGTTAGGAACTAGATATACAAATATTATACTTGATGACTTTGAGTCTGAGTTAAATACAAAGACTCCAGATAGGAGAAGAGAAATAAAAGAATGGTTGATGTCAACTGTTTATCCGTCTTTAGAAGAATCTAAGGGCAATGAGGGATCCATTTGGTTAATTGGCACTATCGTACATTACGATTCAGCATTACAGGCTATATACGATGGATATCTTGATGCCCAAGAAAAAAACGAATCTTATACTTGGGATGTTATATTCCATAGAGTTTTAGAAGAAGGTAAACCTTTATGGGAGTCTTATTTTAGTAAAAGTAAAATAAATCAAATAAGAAAAGACTATGAAAACGTAGGTCAGTTACATAAATTTGCACAAGAGTATATGAATGATGCAAGAGACTTAGCTACAGCTAAATTTAAAATTGACAAACTACAACATCATGACTATGAATTTGTTTCAAATAAAAATCAATGTTACCTTAAATCAAGAGATAACGTTATTCCAGTAAATGTTTATTTAGGTGTTGACCTTGCCTATGAGGCTAACGCTAATAATGACTATCAAGTAATAATGGTTACTGCTATAGATAGCGAAAAAAATTATTATATTCTTGATTACTACCACGAGCATTTGCCTTTATATGAAATGCCGCAAAAAATATTTGAAATAGCAAAACAGTATAGCCCAGTTAGAAGAGTTAATGTAGAGCATGTTGGAGCTCAAGGTATTATAAAAGACTCTGTTAACAATATGAGTGGCTTTGATAGAAAGATGGCTCCAGGAATCGCTAGAGGAGTGAGACCTCCACAAGGAATTAAAAAAGAAGATAGAATAGAATCTGGTATTTGTCCTATTGTAAACCGTGGAAAGTTGTTTCACAGAAAAGTACATCAAGAATTAGTTGATGAAATGTTTCATTTTCCAAAAGGAAAGAATGATGACCTTCTTGATGGTCTTTGGTATTCTATTGTAAATGCAAGAGCACCTCTTAGTAAGAGTTTTTCTTCTGAAAATTTCCAAGCAGATACTGATAACCTACCTAAGAAAAGAAAAAAATCTATAGTAAGAAGTTGGATTACTGGACAAAGATCGTAAAAAAAGCTTGACAAAGTGTATAAAAAACATTATATTATATATAATACATATTGAGGAGTCCGACTATTAACTACGTAGAAACTTTTGCTGAGCATGAAGAAGCACAGCAAAATAGAGATTTATTTAGAAGATATAGAGACGCTAGAGCTAATTGGGATACAGAGGCTAGAGACGCAATAGATTTTGTACTAGGCAATCATTATTCATCAGAAGAGTCTGAAATACTCCAGTCTGTTGGGCAAGGTGATTTTATTATAGATAGGGTTTATGCTGCTGTAGATAAATTAAAGTCATTACTTACATCTCGTAATCCAAAGTTTACTGCAGTTGCGAGAGAAGATTCTGATTATAAACTATCAAATGTTTGGCGGACAATACTAGAATACATTTGGGATATATCAAATTGCAACACTCACTTCAAGCAGGTTGTTCACGATTATTCAGTATCTGGGATTGGATACTTTTATGTTTACGTTGACCCAGAATCAGACTTTGGAAGAGGAGATGTCAAGGTTACTGGTGTTAGCCCTTTCCGTGTTTATGTTGATCCAGCGTCAAGGGATAGACATTATGCTGATGCGTCTTCTATTATTCTTTCTACGATACTAACAAAAGAACAACTGTTAGGACTTTACCCTAAACTAGAAGAAATAATTGATAATATAAATGGCTCAACAGATGAAGAAGACTACCCATCCTCAAAGAGAAAAAACTCTTCCTCTTCTTTTACGCCAGATGTGGTTAAAGATTATGATAGGGGTGGTTATGAAAAGTACAAAATCCTCGAAAGATTTGAAAAAATAAAAGTTCCTTACTATAGATTATTTAATAAGGAAACACAAGAAGAAAAGATAGTAGATCTAGATTCTTTTCAAAAAGTTCTATCTGAAAACTCTCATTTGATAGAATCGGGACTGGTTGAAGCCGTAGAGGTCTTACAAACACGAATAAAGCATGTAGCTACCGTAGGACAAATATTACTCTATGAGCAAGTGCTTAATACTGATATATACCCCATTATACCAGTCCCAAATATTTGGACTAATACTCCTTATCCTAAGTCCGATGTAAACAAGGTTAAGGATTCTCAAAGGCTAATTAATAAATTATTTTCATTAACATTGAGTCATGCTCAAGCTTCTGCTGGTTTAAAGCTATTAGTACCAGAAGGTAGTGTTGATGATATTGGTCAGTTAGAAAGAGATTGGGCAAACCCTAATGCTGTTATAGAGTTTAATCCAGAATTTGGAGAACCTCATTATCCAGCACCACAAGCCTTATCTTCTGAGTTTTATGCGTTAATTAGTAGGGTAGAAAATTATATAGATTTAAATTTTGGTATTCCAGAATTATTACAAGGGTTTAAAAGTGGAGCTGCTGATACAGCTAGAGGAACTTATCTATTGCAAGAAATGGGAGAATCAAGAGGTAGGTCAAAATTAAGGGATATAGAGGGAAGCTTAGATGTGCTTGGCAGATGTGTATATAATTTTGCTAAAGGACATTATGGCTTTAAAAAGACTTTTAGAATCGTGCAACCTAATAATGATATAACAGAGTTTACTGTAAACAATAGACTTTATGACGATAAAAGTAAAGAGTTACAGGATATAGATAATGATATATCTTTAGGTCAGCATGATATTCGGATAGTATCTGGCTCAACGCTACCATCAAATAAGATGGCTGAGTACAATATGTATTTAGATGCTTATAAGTTGGGCTTGGTAGACGATGTCGAGGTTTTAAAGAAAACTGAAATCTACGACAAAGAAGGTGTTCTGCAACGAAAAGGTACTATGAATCAGATGCAGTCTTACATAAAACAGCTTGAAGGCGAGGTTAAGAAATTGCGTGGTGATCTGCAAACTTCTGAGCGTGAAATGGTTAGTGCAAGAAAACAGACTATCACACAAAAGTTTAAGAGTGGTTTAGATACTGTCTTAAACGAAATGAAAGATAAAGAAAGAAAAAATCTCAATAGGCTAGAAAATGTAATAGACAAAGCTGATTTACAGGCTCGATTCGGAGGAAAGCAAGAACAAGGCATACAGGGTGCCGAAGAAGGCGTTGAAGGTTAACATATAGAGTCAAGCTTTACTAATAGGGTATCGAAAGGTGTCTTAAGATTAAGTAAAGAGATTCAGAAAGGAAAATAATGGAAGACCAAACAACAGAACAAGTAGGAAATACTTACGAGGATAGATTAGAACAAGACAGAACAGGAATAGATATATCTATGCCAGATGTTGAAGTAGTTTCAAAAGAACCACAACAACAAGAAGCAGTTGATAATGATCAAAAAGACTATAGAGTCCCAAGTGAAATAACTGCAGAAGGAAATCAAGAAGAAGTTAATTATGCTACAGATTGGGAACAAGAAACTAGAAAATTTCAATCTATGTACGATAAACAAAAAGCTGAATTTGATGCTTTAAATTCTCAAGTGCAACCTTTGCAACAACTGCAATCTGTTTTAGAATCTAGACCAGATGTTGTCGAATCATTACAACGACAGCTTGAAGGAAAGCCTACTAAAAACAATGAGTCAAAATCTCAAGAAAATATTGTAGATGAAAACTCATTTGACCCATGGGAAGCCTATTACAAATCCGACTCTCCGTCGTACAAGTTGCGAGTAGAGAAGGAAAAAGCTTTGGTTAATGAAGCTGTCTCTGAACAGATGGCTGGTATCCAAAGTCAAGTTGCCATGCAAAATCTTAAGGGCGAGTTAAAGGGCAAGTATGGAATGCAAGATGAAGGTGAAATTGATCAGTTTATTAATTTTGCTATGACACCAAGAGACCAACTACCAGTTGAGTTTTTAATTGATGTCTATAGACAATATTATAATAAAGGAGCAAATGCTCCATCATCTGAAAATATACAAGCCGTAACTGATGCTCAAGCTATGCCAAGGTCTGCTGGAGTTTTACAAGGTGGAGAACCTAAAGTAAAAAGCGAGTTAGATGTTTCTTGGGATAGAATCTTAAAAGCTGGCAACGCTGGAAGATTACTTTAATAATAAATATGGAGGCTATTAAAAATGGCTACACAAGGGATTAAACTCTCTAGCGATATTACTGCTGCTGCCACTAGTGCAGGCGTAGGAACAGCTCCAGATAGAAGACGGTTATACGATTTTAGTGATCGAGTTGCTGAATTGGCTCCCGAAGAATCACCATTCTTCGTATACCTTTCTCAAGTTGCTAAATCACCTACCGATGACTCAGTTTTTCGCTATCTAGAGAATAGATCAAAAATAAACATGACAACAAGAAACTTCTTACTAGCTGCTGCTGTAAATGGTGGCTCTGCTGTTTCTGCTGATTCTAGTTACACATTTACTGTTGATGCTGACACCGTTACTGGTGGCGTTGCATCTGGCGGATCTTCAGTTAATTTTTTAATTAAAGGAATGGTATTCGTTGTAAATACAACTACTGGATCTGAAACTGCTGGTTACGCTCAAGTAATGGTAAGAATTGAAACTTCTCCGAATGATGATGGAGATACTAGTACTTTTACTGGTAAAGTTATTGATGTTTCAAATTCTGGAATAACTGGATATAATGTTCTTGCAGACAATGATGTATGCCAAGTAATTGGTACTGCATTTGCTGAAGGCTCTGCATCACCTGATACTTTTTCAACCGAAATTGAAGATGATTTTGGTTTTACTCAAATCTTTAAAACTGCTTGTGAATTATCAAACACAGCTATTGCAACACGTTATCGTGGATATGCAAATGAGTTTGAAAGAATTTGGGCTACTAAACTACGTGAACACAAAGTAGATATTGAGCGTGCAATGTTATTTGGACAGAAAGCTCGTATTGGTGGTGTTCAATATAGTGAAGGTTTAGTTGGACATATTGTTAAAAATGCTAGTCCAAAAACTGATGACTCTGCATTTGCTTACACATCTGGTGCACCTTACTATCGTAGTGTTGCTCAATCTGAGTTAACTTATGATAGATTACTTGCTGACTTAGAAGTTATCTTTGATCCAGCAAGAGGTGGTTCTTCAGATAGATTAGTACTTGCTTCATTGCCAGTAATCACTTTCTTTAACAAGTTAGGTGATGGTGCTTTTATGGATGCATCTATTGGTAGTGCTGCTAACATGCCTTATAGAATGGAAATGGAATCTAGAACTGGTGCTTTTGGTCATAAAGTTATGACTATTGATACTGTTCATGGAACAATGCACTTAGTAAAAGAGCCATTGTTTAGAGGTCTTTCCTCTGGTTTCATGTTAATGGCTGATATGAGCAAGTTAATGTATAGACCGTTAGTTGGTAATGGTTTAAATCGTGATACTCATATCATTACTAATGTTCAAAACACTGATGAAGACTTACGCAAAGATATGGTTATTACTGAAGCTGGTCTTGAAATTACACTTCCAGAGTGTCATGCACTCTATGAAGTAGAAAGTGTATAAGGAGATTAAATATGTTATCAAATTATTTAAATTCAAATAGTGGAGTATCTGGACACGCATTAAAAATCAACAAGATAACTGCTAGTACTGCTTTAGAAGCAAAGCATAGTGGATCAATAGTTCTTGTTAACCCTGCTGCTGCAACAGAAATTGACCTTCCAAGTCTTTCTAATGCTGGTTCTGGTTGGTACTGTAAGATTGTTTTGACTGAAGATACAGATGGCTCTGATCAAGGAATGGCTGCAAAAGTTAATATTGATTTTGGTTCTGGTAATGACGTTGTTGGGTTCATCTTAGAAGTTGATGGTGCTGCTGGAGATATGGCTGTTAATGATGATGACTTTGTTACTTGTAGTGCTAATGCAAGTCCTGGAGATACAATTGAATGTTTTACAGATGGTGAAAGATGGTATGTTCAAGGTATTGTAAAAGACCTTACTGAAGTTCTATTTGCTACTGCTGCTGGTTAATAAATCCGAATAAATAAGGATTGACAGTTTAGATACTGTGGGGCTATCAATAAAAGGTAGCCCCAAAAATCTTTTAAAAATAATTTTAATGATAAGGTTTTAAAATGAAAAGTAAATATTTAAATGATCAAAAAGCAAACTTTCAGACAGAGCATTCTTTGTTTGCTGTAGAAGCTATAACTGCTGCTATTGCTTTAACAGATGAAGATAGTGGAAAGTTTTATACGCTAAATTCAGCTAGTGGTGCTTATGAAATAACATTGCCAAGTCCTACTGCTGGAATTAAATATGATTTTGTTGTAGAAGAAGATACTCCTACTGGAGCTATAACTATTAAAGCTACTGGTGCTTTAATTTATGGAAGAGTTTTAGAAGGTGAAGTTGA